TACGAACCACGGACAAAGAAACACAAACAAAAATATATTGACCCGCACCAAGACACATGGACCATGGTGCATGAGCCATAAACCAAAGACACAGCCAATACGATCAATAGGGTGCAGATCACGATCAAGATCCAAAGACAAAGACATCAGGATCACGATCACGATGTGTTCTGCATCATGATCTACATCTCAAAGACAAGGACACATGGACCATGGACCATGGCATCTTGATCATGATCTGTTATTAGGGCACAAAAAAAAGGGGGACCGAAGCCCCCCTACTAGTTTACTTGAGCACTAAACTTTTGATTTTATTTAAATCGTAGTTTAGGTCAGTTTTTGAATAGCCCAACGTTTTATAGTGAGCTAACGCTTTTTCAAGGGACATACCATTAACCGCTTTAGCACGACTAACGTTATGATCTGAACGAGCTTTACCGCTAACGTAAGTTAACGAACCAGTAGCCACTTTAGGCGTGACCGAGCCTTTTTGAGTTTTAGCTAATTTAGCCATTTTTATTACCAATAGCGGTTAGTTTAACATTACTAAATAGCACCGCTTTAACTATTTAATAACCTATTATAACCCTGATCGTAAAGTAAAGTAAAGTGTTATTTTAACGAATATTAGCGATGGTTCCAGGCGTAGTAAGTACTTACTATCGCCCAAAGCCGAGCAGAGCTCGGCACACAGATCGTCGCCTATCGGCGACACACAGCCCAGCAGAGCTGGGACACAAAGACAAAGACACAAAGACAAAGACACCAACAATAATTCTACATCTTGATCGTGATCGTGTTGGTTTATAGGTATAAAAAAAGGGGGCTTACGCCCCCCGCTAGTACTAGCTTACTATTAGCCTACCGCCTTTAAGGTCGTAGTTAAGGTCACCCTTACCGTAGCCTATAGTTTTATAATACGCTAGGGCGTTAGCGTAGGTAAACCCGTTTACCTTTTTAGCCCTATTAATATTATGTTCCGCCCCGTTTTTATTAACGTAAGTTAATTTAGTAGTAGGCGTAATATTAGCTACGTTAATATTAACGCTAGGTTTATTATTACTTTTTAATTTAGCCATAATTTTACCTTTTAAAGTTAGGGCTATTTTTAACGTAAGCCCCTTTAACGTAAGTATATTCTACTACGTTTTAGTAAGTAAAGTAAAGTATTTTACTAAATAAAGTATATACTTTTTATATACTTCTTTTTATTAATTTACTTTACTTTTTACTAAAAAGAGAGTAGGGTAAAAAGTAAGTACTTACTAACTTTTTGTCCCTGCGGGGCACACAGGCGAGCAGAGCTCGCACACAGACCCACCAGACAGGTCGCGACAGACGCGACAGACAGACGACCCCCACCCCCCTTTATAGCAGTTACGTAGTGAGTTGCGCTCTAGCTAAGATTTAAGCACTCATAACAGTAAAACTTTACTTTTTGACTCAGTAGGTTAGAATTAGGGACTCCTTACTAAAATTTTTTGCAAAATTTGCAGGGCTATGAGAGAATACTTTGAATACATAAAACCCGTATGTCCGCACTCCCTAGAGTCCTACGATAATAACAGACTACTAGTATTAGACTATGATCCACGTTCCATAGAGCAATATTACGCAACCCTAGACCGTTACGACGCTATTTTATTTAAGTGTCACCCCTCAACCGATCGCGACCTCCTAATATCCATAGTCGAAGATCTAGCCGACGAACGCCCATGTGCCATGTGGTTTTGGTCTCACCCCGACGACAAGCATTATTCAACCCCTGTGCCTAGTATAATTATGCAGAATAAAGTAAACTTAAAAAAAGCTCGTAAGGAATATTTCAAAAAGTTAAATGGAAAATAAGTTTTTACCTTTAAATTACGCTGAAATGCTAGAACGCATGAAGTATGAAGACATGCTAGAACGTATGAGCTCGACTACCGACCCACAATACACAGGCATAACAGAACAGTTCGTTTCACCTGTGGAACCTGGACCTACGGAAAAACTAGGCGACCTTATAGGTAAAGGTTTATTAAAATTGCCTTACGTATTTGAAGATGAACGCTCAGCTATGCGTAGTGGACAAGACGTAGCTAACGTATTAGCCTTCGCCCCTGGACCAGGAAACGTGCTCGGTTACCTAGAAGGGCGAAAATTAGAAGAAGAAGGTCGTCCGTTTTTAGGCAGTGTTATAAAAGCAGCATCAGTCGGTCTTCCAGGAGCAGGTAAAGCAGCAGGTTCAGTAACCACTCCGCCAGTAAAACCCGCCCCTACGCCTAAAGGCATAGAACACAAAATACTGCACACCGCCGACCGACCGAGTGATATGAAAAACCCTAGTGATATAGCTCAGTGGGAAGCAAACTACCCTGATGAAACCGCTAGGTATAACTATACAGGGAATCCTTATAACCCAAGACCTGACGAAGATAGTTTAATCCCTTTGAGGTACGGGGAAAATGATACACAAATGACTAGCCAAATAGCTTTATTTGAATCAGATTTATATACGGCTAAAAATAAAAATAAACTATATCCTATAGAAAATATATTCCAAGCTATGAGGCGTTACGGGGTAACGGGTAAAGGTAACGTAAACCAAAACGTAAAAAGACAAATAGAAGATTATATATCACCTGAGTTTATAGCTAATAACCCTAAAACTACTCCAGCGTCAGTAATGGAGGAACTACAGAAAAACGCACCTAACATACAAGAAACACATGCCTACTACAATCTAGCTTCAACTATGCACCCTGAAGTAAATAGCGGTTACTCATCCTATACTACTAGAAGACCACTTTACGACCTTGACAGCGAAACTACTACACTCGCTGATTCTCGTGCACAGACCAATCGTCGTTACGGTGAACGTAAGTTTAGTATGTTTGACGACGGACGTATTTACGGCGAAAAACCAGAGTTCGTTTATAGGCACTCAGAAGACCCACGTCCTAACACAACTTTTATAAATAAAGATCATGAAGATTTAGCAGCAGGTCATGTCATGCCTGCTTCGGAAACAATGAACGCAAATAAATATATGCACTCAAGATATACGCTTGAAGATATAGGTGATGACGCAAACGTATATATAAAACAAGAAAGTCAAAGTGACGCTTATGGGTTAGGTAGAGATCAAGACATGATAACCGCTCGGTTGTCTGGTACAGACGACACAACAAGAGGAAGCGTTGATCAGCTTCAGTATGAGATGACTAATTTAGGTGGTCCTACAGACGACGTTTTATACAATAGAATAACTTTAAATGGAGATAATGAAGCGGTGGGTGAACTGTTAAGAACTAGAGATCAAACTGCAGGTGCAACACTAGGACCAGAATTATATGATCACTTAGTAGTTACTAATAAACTTGATGACTTTAATAAAGAGTTGGGTGACTTAATAAGAAAAGGTAAGGAAGAGCTAGATGACCAAAGAAGTCTAATCGACTCTTTTACCGAAGGGTCAGGAACTTATGGTGAAGCTGGACCAGAATATGACAAAGCATTAGAAGAATTTAACGAAATGGCTGAAAGATATCGACAAAGAGAATTAAGATTATTAACTCGGTATAGTAAAGATTTTTATAAAACTTTAGAAGATACCATATCTACTATAAACTTACCCAGAAGCGCAGATTGGTTTACTGACGACTTTAAACTAGATTTACAAACTGCGGTTAAAAACGATTCACCATACGCATTATTCCCTAACGGTCCTAGGTCGTTAGCACCTCCTTCTGGTGTCACGACTATAATACCGCCTAAAATGATTCCTTTTTTAGAAAAACAATACCGTAATAGTGATAACGTAAAACTGAATTATGACACTGAAGGTAAATTAATAAACGTTCAAAGATATGACCCTCCACAAAGAGTTGGTGGTGTTGACCCAGATGATCCAGGTACGTTGACCACTATATTAGACGCCGAACCAGACCCAAGAAGTGTAAATCGAGCTAAAAGTTATAACGCTCTGTATAAAAAAGCTATAAAACAAACCGAACAAGATTACGGGGTAAAGCTCAACCCTACCGAATACATTGACGAGTACGGTCAAGAGTATTTAAAAATAATACTCACCCCAGAATTAAAATCTTCTTTTCAAACGTTTAGAATGAAGCACGGTGGAGCAGCGAGCATAATACCTTTAAAATATGGATTCTAATTTAAAAGATTTACCAGAGTCAGTATTACGTGAACACCTTGAACTAACCGAAAGGTTAGAACAACTAGAAAAGGTAGAACGTTGTCAAACTGGTTTTATGGATTTTGTAAAAGACCAATGGCCATCATTCATCGGCGGTGCTCACCACAAAAAGATGGCTGACGCTTTTGACCGTATAGCCACAGGCAAAATAAAACGACTCATTATCAATATGCCCCCGCGTCATACTAAAAGTGAGTTTGCTAGTCATTACTTCCCCGCTTATCTAGTAGGGCGTAACCCTAACTTAAAAATACTACAAGCTACCCACACCGCAGACTTAGCCGTAAAGTTCGGGCGTAAGATTAGGGACTTGATGCTAACGGATGATTATCAAAACGTATTCCCCGACGTACTAATAAACCCAGACTCAAAAGCAGCAGGTAAATGGGAAACTCAAGATAAACGTAACCCTAAACTCAAAGGCGAATATTATGCTGCTGGGGTGGGCGGTGCATTAGCGGGTAGGGGTGCTGACCTATTTATTATTGATGACCCACATTCAGAACAAGATGCCATGAACCCTAAAAGCATGGACGACACATACGATTGGTACACTAGCGGACCGCGTCAAAGGTTACAGCCAGGAGGAGCCATAGTAATAGTTATGACCCGCTGGAATATTAACGACCTTACGGGTAGGTTACTAAGAGATGCAGCACGTGACCCTAAAGCTGACCAATGGGAAGTTATAGAACTACCCGCCATATTACCTAGCGGTAAAGCCTTGTGGCCAGAGTACTGGAAACTAGAAGAACTAGAAAGCGTAAAAGCTAGTTTACGTGGCGGACCAAAGTGGCATGCTCAATATATGCAGAATCCTACTAGTGAGGAAGGTGCACTTATAAAACGTGAATGGTGGATGGAGTGGACAAAAGATAAACCACCAGTTTGTGATTACTTAATACAAAGTTACGATACTGCTTTTTTAAAAAGTTCTAGTGCGGACTATTCAGCTATTACTACGTGGGGTGTATTTTACCCAGAAGGTACAATCGGTGAAGATATGTACGACGGCACAGTAGCACATATTATTTTACTAGATTGTATAAAAGGTAAATACTCGTTTCCTGAATTAAAAGGCGTAGCCCTAGAACAATACCATGAGTGGACACCTGACACAGTAATTATAGAAAGTAAGGCTAGTGGTATTCCGCTTACCCAAGAGTTACGTAACATAGGCATACCCGTACAAAACTTTACACCCAGTAAAGGAAATGATAAGATTGCTAGAGTTAATGCTAGTACTCCACTTTTTGAGTCAGGTCTAGTATGGGCACCCGACACTAAATGGGCTAACGAAGTAATTGAGGAGTGTGCGGTATTTCCCGCTGGGGAAAACGACGATTTAGTCGACTCTACTACTCAAGCTATGTTACGTTTTAGGCAAGGTGGTTTTGTAAAATTACCTAGCGATTGGGAGGAAGAAGAACTATACTACAAACGTAAAGTAAGTTATTATTAATTATGGCTATAGAAAAAGATTTACTAAATATAGATAGAGACGGCACAATAGACATAGAAATACCTGAAACTATGGCACAACCAGCAGCAATGGGTGTGGAAGTTCAACTACCAGAAGAGATGAATATACAAGGCGATTTAACTTCAGCCTTTGAAATAGATCAAGAAGGTAATGTAGTGCCAATGTTTGAACAGGAAACCGTTTCAGTAACCGATCATCAAGCTAATCTTGCTGAGTCACTAGATCCCTCAGACCTATCCACGTTAGCTAGTGAACTTTTAGAAGCATACGATTCAGATAAAGATTCTCGACAGGATTGGCTTGATACTTTTAGTAAAGGTTTAGATTTACTAGGTATAAAAACAGAAGAAAGAGAAGAACCATTCCCAGGAGCAACAGGTGTACATCACCCATTACTAAGTGAAGCCGTCACCCAGTTTCAAGCACAATCATATAAAGAATTACTTCCTCCTGGTGGACCAGTAAAAACTAGAGTAATGGGAGCGGAAACTCCTGAAATAGCTAGTCAAAACCAACGGGTAAAAGAATTTATGAACTATCAAATTACTGAAGTCATGAAAGAATATGACCCAGAAATGGATAGTTTACTGTTTTACCTGCCTTTAGCAGGAAGTGCATTTAAAAAAATCTACTACGATAACCTTTTAGGTAGAGCTACTAGCCGTTTAGTCAAAGCTGAGAACTTAGTAGTAGCTTATGAAACCGTAGATTTAGAAACTAGCCCACGTTTTACCCATACTATGACTATGACGGGCAACGATTTGAAGAAATTACAGCTAAACGGCACATACCGTGACATAGAAATAGGTGATGCTAGCCCAGATGTTGACATAAATGACGCAAAAGAGAAGATGGATGAGCTACAAGGCATATCACCATCTATGACAGACTACGATGAATACACAGTTTTAGAGATGCACGTCAATTTAGAGCTGTCAGAAACCGATGATTATGGTTTTGCGGTGCCTTATGTAGTAACTATACTAGAAGAACAGGGCGAAATACTGTCAATTAGGCGTAATTGGGAAGCAGAAGACCAATTATTCAGTAAAAAAGAGTATTTTGTACACTATAAGTTCCTTCCAGGACTTGGATTTTACGGTTTTGGGCTAATTCACATGATTGGAGGGCTAACTAAGTCAGCTACAGCGATTTTACGTCAATTAGTAGACGCTGGTACGCTAAGTAACCTCCCCGCAGGGTTTAAAGCACGTGGAATGAGAGTGCAAGGCGAGGATGAACCCCTTAGACCAGGAGAATTTAGAGATGTTGACGTTCCAGGGGGCGTAATTCGTGATGCATTGATGCCATTACCCTATAAAGAGCCAAGTAACGTATTAAGTCAGTTATTAGGCGTAATTATTGACTCTGGAAGACGTTTTGCGTCAATTGCGGACATGAATGTGGGTGATATCGGCTCTCAACAGCTACCAGTAGGCACCACAGTAGCTATGTTAGAGCGTGGCAGTAAAGTAATGAGTGCTATACATAAACGTATGCATTATGCACAGAAAAAAGAATTTAAACTATTAGCGGGTATATTTAGCAGAAGTTTACCCCCAGTATACCCGTACGAAGTACCAGGAGCTACAAGAGAAATCAAAGCTGCTGATTTTGATTCTAAAGTAGACATATTACCTGTAAGTGACCCTAATATCTTTAGTATGGCACAAAGGGTAATGTTAGCACAACAAGAACTTGAAATGGCTAGAGCTGCACCAGAAATACATGATTTACGTGAAGCATATAGACGTATGTATGAAGCGTTAGAAGTTAAAAATATAGATAACTTACTTCCTCCGCCACCAGATATTCCAGCCCGTGATCCCATAACTGAACAACAAGTGGCTATAACAGGACAACCTATAAAAGCTTATCCTTTTCAAAACCATGATGCATACATAGCTAGTCATAGTGCATTTTTACAAAACCCAATGATACAGCAAAATCAAACTGCTATGGTTAGTATACAAGCTAATATACAAGAACATCAAGCTATGAAGTATAAACAGCAGATTGAACAGGTACTAGGTCAACAATTACCAGAGATGGGTGAAGGTCAAATGCCACCTGAAGTCATGAACGAAATAGCAAACCTAGCAGCACAAGCCACTCAACAAGTAACAGGTCAAGAACAAGCCTTAATACAAGCACAGCAAAACGCACAAGTACAACCGTTAGTTGAACTTAAACAAGCTGAGATACAACAAAAAGCACAGAGTGATCAAATAAAAGCTGAAGTAGATCTACTTAAACAACAATCAACAGAAGCGATAGCCGAGATGAAAATAGCGCAACAAAGAGAAGAAGCTCTCATGAAAGAAAAAGAAGGTATGCGTAAGGATTATCGTGATATACTAAAAGATGTTAGAGACTCCGATAATAGGACTAAAGGTAATTGATATGCTGAACAGAGCTAATTTTGAGGAACTTATGGGCGGTAACGCTAACCGTAGAAGACTCAGAAATGGTGGAGTACCAAAAGGCTATCATAGAATGCCAGATGGAACTATAATGAAAGACTCTGACATGCATAAGAAAAATAATGGCGGGTCAATGACTAACGCCAAAAAACATTTAAGGAGACCATAAAATGCCAGGTAATAGAGGTAAAAAGAAAAAAGTAAAAAAAGTAATGATGAATCGAGGTGGCGACAAGATGACTCTGAAAAGAGGCGGTAAAGCTAAAAAGAAACGAGGAATGGCTAGAGGTTGCGGAGCAGCAACAAGAGGCAAGGGGTATAATAAATAATGGCAAAAGATACACACAAAACAAAAGACGGTAGAACCGTTAAAAAAGGTCTCTACTACTACATTAATAAAAAACAAAAAGAAGGCAGAAAACCAAGAAAAGTAGGTTCAAAAGGAGCACCTACTAAAAAAGATTTTGAAGAATCAGCAAAAACTGCTAAAAAAATGCACGGCGGAGTAGCCCATAAAGTAGAAATGACTCATGGTGGTGAAGGTAAATTACACGGTGGTCAGAAAAAACTAGATAAAAATAAAGACAATAAAATAACTGGTGCAGATTTTAAAATGATGAAGCACGGTGGACATGTCGTAGCAGGTAACGCAAACCGTAGGAGAAATAGACAAAGTGCCAAGGGCAAAACCTAGAAGAGGAAAAGCCAAAGTAAAAGTAACTAAATCTGGTAAAAGAATTAGTTATGGTCAGGCAGGTAAAGCCAAAGGTGGTGGTCCTAGAGTAAAACCAGGAACATCAAAAGGTGATTCTTACTGCGCACGAAGTTACGGTATTAAAAAAAGGTTATCCAAAAAGAAAAGAAATAATCCTAACACTCCCAACAACTTATCTAGAAAAAGATGGAAGTGTGTAGGTAAAAAATCTAGAAGGAAATAATGTTAGATAAACTGCGTAAACAGATTATAGAACGACAAGAGGAATTGAAAGATACTCTTGCAGGTGGTGGAGTACAAAACTTTGAAAGTTACCACAGGATAGTAGGCGAAATAACAAGTCTGTCGTTTACTCTCTCACTAATACAAGACTTGCACAAGGACGATGATTAAACATGTCAAAAAACATAGAAGCCTTTGGTTCAGGCGGAGAACCGATACCCGATAAAGTAGAACGATTTACTGAACCTGTTGAAGTTGCACCTAGTGTGACTCCAGAATCAGTGCATGAAGACGGTGACTTACAGTCTAAGTTACCTAAACCCACAGGTTATAGAATTTTAATATTACCTTTTAGTCCTAAACAAAAAACTAAAGGTGGTATTTACTTAGCAGACTCAGTGTTAGAAAAAGAACGTATAGGCACTAACGTTGGGTATGTAGTAGCACTCGGTCCAGATGCATACCGTGACTCAGGTAAATTCCCTGAGGGAGCATGGTGTAAACCTAAAGACTGGGTGATATTTGGTAGGTATGCAGGAGCTAGACTCAAAATTGAGGGTGGTGAACTGCGTTTGTTAAACGATGATGAAGTTTTAGCTGTTATCTCAGATCCTGAAGATATACAATCAGCTTAAATGAATCACGCACATAAGGAGAAATAACATGGCAGAAGAAGCTATGCAAGTAAAAGAAAATGATGATGGTGCTGAAGTTGAGATCCCAGAGGTTGAAACTGAAGAAACTGAATCAGAAGTAAAGATAGAAGAGACAGAAAAAGAAACTGAAAAAGAACCTGTAGAAGCTAAGTCGGAACAAGAAGACGAGATTGAAGACTATAGTGAAGGGGTTAAAAAACGTATAAATAAGCTCACTTATAAGGTACGAGAATCAGAAAGAAGAGAACAAGCAGCAATAGAATATGCTAAATCTGTTCAAGAAGAATTAAATAAAACTAAAAATAAACTTTCAAAATCTGATCAAAACCTTTATAGTGAATACAGTACACGAGTAACTTCAGAACTTAACTCGGCACAAGAGAGATATAAAAAGGCGTATGAGTCAGGTGATACAGACGCTTTATTAGAAGCTCAAAAAGATTTAGCCAAGTTAGCAGTTGAGGAAGAAAGTTTAAAAAGGGTAAAACCTCAAGAAACTGAAACCGAAGTTATTCAGGATGAGCAGGAAGCTAAACCTAAATGGGAAAAGCAACCAGAACAAGAGGCTCCAGCACCAGACCCAAAAGCACAGGCTTGGGCTAAAAAGAACGAATGGTTTGGAGACGACCTCGCTATGACAACGGCAGCATTTGCGTTTCATAGACAGCTCACAGAAGGTGAAGGTTATGACCCTACTTCTGATGAATATTATGCAGAAGTAGATAAAAGGCTTGCTGAGGCTTTCCCACATAAGTTAGGAAAGACTCAAAAAGAGGTGAAAGAGACAGTAGCAGGTTCTAGCAAAGGTGTTGGAACTACTAAAGCTCGATCACGTAGAACTATTAAACTCACACCGAGTCAAGTAGCGATAGCGAAAAGATTAGGTGTGCCACTAGAAGAATATGCTAAGCATATTAAGGAGTAAAAAATGGTAGATAAAGATAAAACTACTGAATCAGATCGTTCTCCACGATCTGCTGAAAGTCGAGATAAACAATCTCGCCGTAAACCTTGGCAACCCCCGTCTTTGTTAGACGCACCTCCCCCACCACAGGGATATGTTTACAGATGGATACGAGAGTCAATGATTGGTCAAAACGACCCAGCGAATATGTCAAAACGTGTTCGTGAAGGTTGGGAACCAGTAAGAGCTGAAGATCATCCAGATTTTGAAGCTCCTAGCATTGAGGATGGTAAACACGCTGGAGTCATAGGAGTTGGTGGCTTAATTCTCGCTAAGATCCCCAAGGAAACTGTTGAGGAAAGGAGAGCATATTATCAAAACCTCTCTGATTCACAAATACAAGCAGTCGATAATGATCTTATGAGAGAAAGTAACCAAGTAATGCCTATTAGTAATCCTAATAGAACTACTAAAGTTACATTTGGTAAAGGTGGTTCTTAATTTTATGTTAAGGGCTTAATAAAATTTATTTTTTATAAGGTGAATTAAAATGGCAAATACAAATGCCCCAGACGGATTCACACCAGCTTATCATATGTCAGGTGGCGTAATCAGACCTTCAGAATTTGCGATAGCAAGTGCTACTAATGCCTCGATTTTTTCAGGCGATGTAGTAAATCTCTCTAGTGGTTACGTTATACAGGGTACTGCAACAGGTACTCCACTCGGCGTATTTTACGGTGTAGAATACACAGCAACCGATGGTTCAATTGTTTTTTCAAACATGTGGACTGCCGACACTGCTACATTAGGTTCTGCGGATGCTAAAGCTTTTGTATATGTTGATCCTGATATTGTCTACGAGGCTCAGTCTACTGGTACTCCTACACAAGCATCAATAGGTACAACTAATACTATCAGCACAACCGCAGGTAATACTTCAACAGGTCGATCAAAAGAAGGTGTGACTACAACAACTTCTAGTGGTATTGCGACAGTAGTAGGCTTCCCAGATAAGCCAAATAACTCTATTGGACAATACGCTAGAGTGTATGTAACATTCCCAGCTTCTGTATTCGGCAATAGCTAAAAGGTGATTTAAAATGGCAATAAATAGAGCTCAATTAGTAAAAGAACTCGAACCAGGACTAAATGCACTTTTTGGTCTTGAGTACGACAGATACGAAAACGAACATACTGAAATTTTTGATACAGAAAATTCAGATAGAGCGTTTGAAGAAGAAGTCATGCTATCAGGTTTCGGTCAAGCTCCCGTCAAAGGCGAGGGTGCAGCTGTGACTTATGATACAGCACAAGAAACTTTCACAGCAAGGTACAGCCACGAAACTGTAGCTTTAGCTTTCTCCTTGACAGAAGAAGCTATAGAGGATAACCTCTATGACAGCTTATCTTCAAGATACACTAAAGCTTTAGCTAGATCAATGGCTACTACTAAGCAAGTGAAAGCAGCAAACGTACTTAATAATGGTTTCTCAACTTCCTTCCCAGGAGGCGACGGTAAACCTCTCATGACAACTGACCATCCTACCTTATCAGGTGGTGATCAGTCAAATGAGCCAAGCACTGCAGCTGACTTGAATGAGACTTCGTTAGAAAATGCGATGATTGATATATCACAATTTGTTGATGAAAGAGGTATCAAAATCAATGTTCAAGCAAGAAAACTTATTATTCCACCTCAACTACAGTTTGTAGCTGAGAGAGTTTTAAAAACTCCAGGAAGAGTAGGTACTTCTGATAATGATATTAACGCACTAAGCAACATGGGTATGCTCCCAGAAGGCTATGTGGTAAATCATTACTTGACAGATACTGATGCATTCTTCATTAAAACAGATGCACCTAACGGGTTAAAACACTTCGTTAGATCTCCTATGTCAACAGGCATGGAAGGTGATTTTGAAACTGGAAACGTTAGATACAAAGCAAGAGAGAGATACTCTTTCGGGTTTAGTGACTGGCGTGGAATCTACGGATCTCCAGGAGCATAATTCGTTTTTCGAATTTTAAGGGAGCTTCGGCTCCCTTTCTTTTTTATACAATACAGTATATCATTCAATTCTAGGATTTATTAACTTGTTTTACCAACTGACCTAGCAGACAAGCCAAGATGGTAAAACTTATTTCCTAAGGAGGAAATTATGGCAAAATCGACATTCTCAGGTCCAGTAAAATCTTTAGCTGGATTTATATCAGCAGGTAATGCTAACGTAGTCAGCTTAACAGCAGACACATCACTTACAGTAGATGCACACGCAGGTAAAATACTTACATGTAATGACGCAGACGGTAAGTTTACATTACCGAGTATAGTAGCTACCGATCCAGGTGATAACACTGATCCTAACCAGTTAAATAACTTAGGTGCAAGTTTTTATTTTGTAGTAGAAACAGCAGCAACCGACATGGATATTTTAACTGACGGAACAGATAAATTTGTAGGTGGTCTGTACACTGGTAAAGATGACTCTACAGGTAAAACATTTATCTCAGGTGCATCTAATGACGTTATTACTATGAATGGAAGTACTAAAGGCGGATTAGCAGGCAGTATCGTAAAAGTAACTGCTATGGGTTCAGCTAAGTATGCAGTAGAAGGTATTATACTAGGCTCAGGCACTATAGTAACACCATTCGCAGACGCATAGGAGTAAATTATGGCAGACGCAGTAACCTCAACTACTATTGTAGATGATGATAGAAAAGCTATTATTCAGCTTACTAACACATCAGACGGAACAGGTGAGTCAGCCGTAACTAAGATTGATGTAAGTGCTTTAGCAGCAAGAAAAGGCGATGGTGCGACATGTACTGGATGCAAATTAGCTAAAATCACTTACTCAACCTTTGGTATGAGTGTAAAACTACTTTGGGACGCAACTACCGATACTATATGTTGGGATTTAAATTCTGACTATAGTGACGATATTGATTTTTCAGAGTTCGGTGGTTTACAAAACACAGCAGCAGCAAGTGGTAAAACTGGTGATATAAAACTCACCACCACTGGTCATGCTAGTGGCGACTCCTACGTTATGGTACTAACAGTAATAAAAGAGTATTAGTAATGGCTACTTCTGGTAGTAAGACTTTTTCTCTTAATATATCTGACACTATTGAAGAAGCATTTGAATTAGCTGGTATTGAACTCAGAACTGGGTATGATGCAGAAACAGCTAGACGGTCAATGAATATTATGTTCGCTGATTGGTCTAACAGAGGTGTGAATATCTGGACTATTGAGCAGGTTACAACTGATCTTACTTCAGGTACTTCTAGTTACACACTTAATTCTTATGATGTTGATATAGTGTCAGCTGTTATACAACAAACTGATAGTAACTCAAACACTACAGACCTTAGTATTGAACGTATAGGCAGAACAGAGTATTTACAGATACCTGATAAAACAAGCACAGGCAGACCAACACAATTATTTTTAGACAGACAAACTACTCCTGTAGTAAAGTTATGGCCAGTTCCAGACAGCACATACACATATAAGTTAATAGCTAATACAATACAACGCATTGATGACGTAACAGCTTCTAATGAAGACCCAGAAGTTCCATCAAGGTTTATACCTTGTATGGTTAGTGGGTTAGCGTACTACATAGCTATGAAAAAGAATCCAGAGAGGGTTCCTTTACTAAAACAACAATATGAACAAGATTTTAAACTAGCAGCAGATGAAGACCGTAATAGAGCTTCTTTAAGATTGGTGCCATCTAGGAGTTCTTATTAATGGCTTACGCTTCTGGTAAACATTCACTAGCTA